GTGTGCTTATGTTGTTACGAGGATAATTGGAATGAGTTAGAGTTCGTGAGGAGAAGAGTATCAAAACAAGATGATCGTGATCCAGATGAAGCAATTAGTTATGGTGCATATAAATCTCAACAACACAGGCCACTTGACCCACAATGATTAATCCGATTAGTGTCATATTATCAATTTCTTCGTTGTTCATCTTCCTCAGAATATTACAGAGGAAAATCGAACCTGATGATTTAATTCGTCCACAAAATCCATACAAAAATGTTCGTGATAGTGATGAAGAATACAGTGAAAAGACAGACTATAAGTAGAAATACATAATTGCGATATGTTTCAAAATTTGAGTTTTTGACTATATAATGGTAGAATTAAACGGAGGCTAAGATGCTCTAAACTCTTCATATTATGAGTTTAACTTAACCAAATGGAGACCACTATGCACAACTTAATTTCATTTAATCAACTGGCTGGATCAAAACATACGTTTGACCCACAAAATGATAAAATCGCAGACTACTACGAGTGCATAGTAGAGTGTGAAGAAGATCAGCATATATGTAAACGAATGTGTAAGGAGATACTACTCTAAATGTAGGATTCAATACAAGCCCTTGACTTTTTAAGTCAGGGGTTTTATAATGGAAGAAAATATATTTTTATGAAACCCTTGTCTAAAATCAAGCACCAAATTAAATCTGGAAAGTATTATATTTTTTGGGGTGCGTGTACTGTCGCAGTGATGGCTGGTCAAATTTATGTTGGTGCTGGTTATCGTTCTATGTCTCAAGAAGTTAAAGACCTAACAGAAATGGTTGAGATAAAAATAGAAATGGAATTACTAGAGAAAAGAAGAGGAGGAATAATTTATTGAAGAATGAATTAGATAGTGGTAAACTAATGTATTCGAGTGGTAACAATGATGAGTGTTACACACCCGACTATGGAGTTGAACCAATACTTAAATATATTCCAAAAGATGCTACAGTTTGGTGTCCTTTTGATACAGAAGATAGCCAGTTCGTCATACAAATATCAAAACAAAACAAAGTTATTCGTTCTCATCTGGAGAGTGGTCAAGACTTTTTTGATTATGAACCTGATGAGTGGGATATGATAGTTTCTAATCCACCATTTACAGACAAGAGAAAGTTTTTTGAGAGAGCATTATCATTTAATAAACCATTTGCTTTGATAATGACTAACACTTGGTTAAATGATTCAGCACCTAAACAGTTATTCAAAGATAAAGATTTACAATTGCTTATGTTTGATAAGAGAATGAAGTTTATAAGTCCTGATGGTAGAAACAATGATAAGATTACATTTAGTAGTAGTTACTATTGTTGGAACTTCTTACCGAAACAGATCATAATGGAAGAACTACAAGTGACAAAGAAGAAAGTGTCACAAGATTCATTGGAATCTTTTTTTGAAACAGTATAATGAATATATCAAACGAAAACACTATGCAACTAAGACCACACCAACTTGAAGCACTTGATAAAATGAACACCAAAAGATTAGGACAGGTTATTGTTCCTACTGGTGGTGGCAAGACTATGTGTATGATTGAAGATGCCAAGAGAAGATTTGCACAGGATAGTTTACCAAAGACTATTGTTGTAGTTGCACCTCGTATTCTACTTGCAAATCAGTTGTCAGCAGAGTTCTTAGAGTTCATCACAGATGTAGAGGTCATTCACGTTCATAGTGGAGAGACACATCACAAGAGTACAACAAAGACAGATGAGTTAGAATACTGGTATCACAATAGCACAGAGAACATACTTATATTCACTACATATCATTCACTACACAGAATATCAGACTCACTTGATATTGAAGTTGATACTATCTACTTTGATGAAGCACACAACTCAGTACAGAAAAACTTTTACCCTGCTACTGAACACTTCTCAAGAAATGCAGATAGATGCTACTTCTTTACAGCAACACCAAAGCATAGTCGTACCACAGAGAAAGCAGGTATGAACCACACCAAGACTTATGGTAATGTGATATGTCAAATCCCTGCACCAAGACTTGTCAAGCAGGGATATATACTACCACCAAAGGTTGAAGTCTATCGTTCAAGAATACTCAAGAAAGATGAGTTGGTTGCAGACAGAGACAACGAGCAAATGATTGAGGCGATTGACAATCTTGACAAAGACAAAGTATTGATATGTGCCAAGTCAACCAGACAGATTGTTGCACTTGTATCACAGACAGACTTTGTGAAGCAACTTGCCATTCGTGGTTACTCTTATATGTACATCACATCTAAGACAGGTGCGGTTATTGATGGAGAGAAGGTTGACAGAGAGACATTCTTTGATACACTTAATAAGTGGGGTAGAAATGGTAAGAAGTTTGTTGTACTTCATCACAGCATACTCTCAGAGGGCATCAATGTCAATGGTCTTGAAGCAGTATTGTTTATGCGTTCGATGGATTACATAGGTATCTCACAGACAATCGGTAGAGTTATTCGTAAGGGTAATGCAGACAAAGTATTTGGACTTGTATGTATTCCAGTTTACTCTAACGTAGGTATATCAACTGCAAGAAAGGTCGAAGCAGTTGTTGATACAATATTCAACAAAGGAGAGGCGGCAACATCCGTAGTAAACACATGAACTTAGTTAAAGAATTAGAAACAAATGTAGATTGGGATAGAGTATTTGGAGTTGTTGACTCTTTATATTCTGACAAAGGATTTACATCCAATGCAGACAACTTTGCAAGAGCAACTATGGTAGAGAAAGCTTTAGATAAGTTTTCAGACATCAACAGAGTTGACCAAAATGGTTATGACTTTGAGTGGGAAGATCAGAAGATTGAACTTAAGATGGGTAAGAATCTTTTTTATAAAAGAAAAGATACAAATGCAACTAAAAAGTTTAAAGTTAAATCATTTCTAAGTGAAACAAAAACTGTAGAAGACTTCAGACAAATTAGCACATTTGATTGGTTACTTGTCATTGACCTTACAGCAAGAAGAGTTGTTGTCGTAGAGGATGAACACGCAAGAAGTTTATATCAAGAGGGTGCTGATGGAGCGATGATCGCACTTCAAGATGGAGATTATACAGAGTGTAATATAGGAGAGATAAATCCAATACTACCACCAATCAATCTATCTTATTTGTATCAGCAAGCAGACAAACACTTCCTAAATTTCTAAATCTATGCTAAAATCAGAACAACTACTCAGAATATACAAAGTGGTTAAGGTAAAACCTACACCAAAATATAAACCAGTTAGAACTCACTATAACATACACACATACGGATGAAGGACACTATTTTATTTGGAGATTGCAAGGAAACTTTGAGTGCATTTTTGCCACAGAGTGCAAGAACTTGTGTGACATCCCCACCATACTACGGATTGCGTGACTATGGCACAGCAACATGGGTAGGGGGAGACCCTAATTGTAAACATCGAAAGGTAGGTAAGCAAGGTTCTAATTGTATCACAGGACATAAAAATCACGATGACATGGGAAGTGTAGGAGATTACATTTTTAAAAGTGTTTGTCCTTTATGTGGTGCGATTAGACAAGATAGTCAGATAGGACTTGAAGAATCCCCAGAAGAATATGTTGAATCTTTGGTAAGTGTGTTTCGAGAAGTCAGAAACATATTAACTGATGATGGAACTTTGTGGGTAAACTTAGGAGATAGTTACTATAACTATCGACCTGGTAAAGGTCAATCCTTAGTGAAACAAAGTGTATCTAAAACTAAACAAGATTTACCTGATAATTGTAGTCGTAGAGCAAATAAACTAGATGGATTAAAGGAGAAAGATTTAATCGGTATTCCTTGGCTATTTGCCTTTGCTATGCGTAAGGATGGATGGTATCTTAGACAGGATATTATTTGGCATAAACCTAATCCAATGCCAGAAAGTGTAAAGGATAGATGCACTAAATCACACGAGTATATCTTTTTATTCAGTAAAAACAGAAAGTATTTTTATGACAATGAAGCAATTAAAGAACCCGCAAAAGATTGGGGAACAAGAGATCGCACAAAAGGTAAGTACCATAATACTGGTACTGGCTTACAACCTCATAGTGGTCTTACCAAGTCTTATGAACGGAAAAATAAACGATCTGTTTGGTCTGTCACAGTAAAACCATATAAAGAAGCACATTTTGCTACTTATCCACCTGACTTAATCGAACCTTGCATATTAGCAGGGAGTGAAGAAGGAGACACAATACTTGACCCATTCATGGGTGCAGGAACTACAGCGGCAGTTGCAAAATCACTCAATCGTTATTATATTGGATGTGAACTCAACGAAGACTATGGTAACTTAATTCAGAAAAGAATACAAGATTATCAACCAGTTAAAGAAGTGGCACAAGAACCCACTATAAACATTCTTGATCTTATATAATAGAAGAGTAAACAAAGGAGAATCACAAATGAGAGTCAAAGTAGAACTCATCGTTGCAGGTCAAGTTTTTACCGAAGAGGTAAGAGCAGTTGACTATCAAGAAGCAAGACAAGTTGCACTTGCAAGAAATCCAAATGCTAGAATTATTAGTGTTAATGCTGTTTTCTAGTGGCAAGAAAAGTTAATTATCAAACTTTCTATCCAACTACATTTCCATCCTTACTAGACCCAAAAGTCGGACAACCGAGTGGGTATGTTACTAAAGATGGTATGTGGGCAGCAGTTCCGTCAAATGGTAGAAAGTTTGCCATAATCCATAATGGTATCGTAGAACACTTCTCAAAGAATTTTGAGTGTGCTATGATATACATAAAAAAGGGTATTCAAAAGGAGAAGAAAAATGCACGATCAAAACTCAATCGACAAAAATGAAACACCCTCTCAAAAATATGAGAGAGCATTGGATTTGTTCACAGAGTCAGTATTGAAACCCGACCACGATTTGCGTGGATGCGCTCATAATCAGGGGTGTTATGATGAGTTGCTAGAAATAAGAGAACACGTTTTAAAGTATCTTAGAACTCTTAAAGAAGTTACCCACCATACAAATGCAGACGAGAGTGACGAAATAGAAACACAGAAATTAGAAGACGTAAAAGCATTATCTAAGTGGCGATGAGTGAAGTTGAATTTCGTAAACATAGAGTATTCCGAGAAACAGAAGATGTTATATTCTATGATATATCAGTTGAAAAATCTAACGCATCCGATCTTGTAGTTCATACTGGTACAGCAATATCCCCACCTGATGACTTGGTAGGAGCAAAACAGTTTTATATACACAAATATCAAATAGATCATAACCGAGTTGTATCAGGAGAGAGAACATTTGAACTGGTAAACTTTGATTGGAAGTACCCATATCATATCGTACATTTGAATCGTCAGAGTGGTGCTTTGATGATTCCAACACATACTTATCATCGTTCAGTATCAGGAGATACAGGTTCAATCGTCATCAATCAGGCAATTAGAAAAGAGGGATTTGATGCAAAGTATGAATTTATACCAGTATCATCAGCGAGTGATAAGTTGTTGTATGATATACTACTGAATGAGAAACCAATCGTACATACACTAGGGGAGTAGGCATAAATTTTTATTACAAAGTATCCGAAAATACAAACATTATTTGCTAAATAATTTTAAGTTTATCGGAGAACACAAATGCTCTAAACCCCTTTTTGTTATCATCACTTAATTGTTTTTTATAGGGTTCATTCATGCACAACTTAATTTCATACAACCAGTTAGCGGGAGAGAAAGATAATCCGCATAACGATTTAATCACAGAATACTACGAGTGTTTGATTGAATGTGACGAAGATCAACACATCTGCAAACGTATCTGTAAGGAGGTATTAATCTATTAGGTAAACATCGCAGGGTAAACAAATGTTTAAGTATTTCAAACCACCTTAAAATAAATTCATAACCCTTGACTTTTTCGGTCAGGGGTTTTATAATAGGAGAAAAGAAAAAGTTATGAAGGTTGACAGACACCACGACCCAGTTATCGAATTAGAATCTAGATTACTAAGTGAGTTAGATTTTATCGCACAACAACTACGAGGAAAAATTACTCAGAGTGTGTATGCAAATAGTGAAGGAAAACAATCGAAAGTAATTACGATTGAATATGATGTACGAGATAAATGAATATACTATTTAAGGTACGAGAATTTGTGTGGGTAATTGTATCCGAGATTGAAGATTGGGTATATCCTTATCGAACTCGTTTGAGTGAAGAAGAAAAGTACGAGCATGGTATGAAAGACCCGATGACAGGGGAGATTACGATGATCGAGAACTTACTTCAAGCAGACAACGAGAGAATACAAAGATTGCAAGATGAAATGATTAATGCACAAACTAGATTATACGATATTGAACAAACTATCAAGAGTATAAATACTTATTCGCAAGAAAAATCCAATCAATCTAATCCAAATGAAAGACAAAAAAGCAGCGAAAGTATTGATACAACGAGCAAAATTGAACCCTGATTTGTATAGTTCCGCAGACATTTTATATGCTAAAAAAATTAGAAAAAATTTAAAAAATGAAGAAAAAGGACTCGTTGAAAATCAATCAGAATAAAGATGGTTCATACACAGCAGAGTGGGATAAGCAAGACCCTGAGTGGTCTTGGATGAATAATTTAACATCTAAAGAAGTGCAAGAAGTTATTGAAAAAGCAGTAAAACTTGAAGCAAAAAGAAGATGAAGTATCACTTATATGATGAGAACTATACTCACAAAGGTTCTTTTAATTCAGTACAAGAACTAAGAAATTTTTTATGTGATAGAAAATACGATATAAATTGTGATGAAGACTTATCTTGCACATTTGATTACATAAAACATATCAAGTGGCATTGGGATATAACAGAACACTAACATATCTTGCAAGAGTTGAATAGTAGTGCTAGATTATAAATAGTAATGTAGAATATAGGAGGTCACTATGAAAACTATTGAAGACCATATTCAAAAGGACAAAGAGATTCTTGCCGACCCTAGCACCTCTGAACCTATGCGACATCACATTGAAGATGAGTTGCATGATTTAGAGGAGTATGTCGATCATCATAAAATAGAGATCGAAGCAGGCGATCATCACGACCCGAATGTCTTAGAACTATTTTGCGATATGCACCCAGACGAACCAGAATGTCTTGTATATGACGATTAAATAACTGTCACACCCTCTTGCACAGAGGGTTTTTTTATGCTATATTAATAATAGGGAAACAAAACTAGGGCGTATGAGAGTAGTTCTAGACCAACATACTTAATGGTAGTTACATCATGTGCGAACTCAACTACCACCCTTTGTTTTTGTTTCTCGCACCCAATATACAACCACCACATTATTATGTCAACTAGGGCAAGAATAGGTATCTTATTACCTGACGATTCAATTCTCTCAGTATATCATCATTTTGATGGATACCCAGAGGGATTAGGTGTTACTCTTAAAGAACACTACAATACTTATGAGAAAGCATCAGAACTTATAGATGGTGGCAATATGTCAAACTGTTGGTCTGATAGTAAGTATGATGT